TTCTTCTTTCCATACTGTTTCTTCATGGATTTCATAATTTTTTTACCTTTTTTGTTTAATGGCATTAATTATCCTCCGTAATTACCGCTGCTTGCTTGACTCCGGTCTTTGCAAGACTAACTCCAGCTCTTAATTTAGCTAAATCTTCGTTTTGTTCCATTTTATCTTCTGCGATCTCACCCTGTTGCATCAATCTTGCTCTTGCAAGGTCAATTTGAGCCTCATCATTGTCTTTTTTACGCTCATTTTCCATCGCACGAAGGTCAACCTCACGTGATTTTAGTTTTAAGAGTGGATCAGAGTCAAATTGTGACGTGATTTTCTTCTCTTCCTTCATAAATTCCTCTGTCATCTCTGCAATCAATACAGATTTTCTTGCTTCAACCTGATTTGTAAGCGCTTGAAGCTGTTGTTGCACCTGTGGATTCATAGCTGCCTGTTGTTGCATCATCATCATTTGTTGTAGTTGCTCCCTAAACTCTAATTGCACCTGTTCTTGAGCCATTAGACTGATGTGTTCTAAAATATTTTTTTGTATTGCTGCCATAACTGCAGGATTATTTCTAACAATATTAGTTGACATAAAATTTAAGTGAGCTGTGATGTGTGCTCTGTGATCCTGACCAGGAAAAGCCTGAAAAGGTTTGCCAGCTAATGCATTTATGTGCTCCATGCTAGGGTCCATTGGCATGTTTGGTGCTGGTGCAGGCAAAACTGCATCTACATTTTTTACACCGATTGCCTCATACATATTTCTGTAGATCTGATACATGTTGTGTAACGCAGGATTTGATGTTGCTATCTGCAACTGTGTCTGTGCTAGTGTAATTCTTTGTGACATTGAAAATATATTTGGATCCGCAACTGGTATCACATCGATTCTATCGTCAAAATCTGCTTGTTTTACATTTCTTGCACCACCGACAACATCGTAGGGATACTCTGGTGGTAAGTATTGTGAAACGACTGTTGCAAGCAGTTTAAATTCTTTTTTCATGGCTGCATAACATCTCTTGTGAATTGCGCTCATGACTCTTGAACCACGTTCTAATAATGCAATCGTTGTTCCAACAGCTGCCGCTTGATTACTATCTCCCACTTGCATATCAGCTATAGCGGCAAATCTTTGTCCCGCTTGCACAACAATGCCTAATAAATTTAATAATGTCTGTGATGGCTCTTTGTATGGTAGTGGAAAGAATGCGTCTCTTAAACTACCACCTGGTGCATCAACATCTTTGAATTCACCTGGTTGTATTGGAGCAGCTTCATCTCTGACTCTAACACCTCTCTGTTTAAATCCTGCTGGTAAATTTGATAAAGTCCCTGCGTCTAGTAATTGACGGAGAGCCGCCGTTGCCGTACGGCTCAATCCGCCAATCATATGAATGAGTCCAAAGCCATAAAATCCTAGTCCTGGCAGAAATTTAAAATGGACAAAATATTGGATCTTATTTTTCTTTAGATCATTGGGCGCATAGTTTCTCCGTATGGAGAGAACTAATCGGCTACCTTCTTCAACAGTTACGATGTAAGGTAATTTTATTCCAGTTGGTTCACCGTTTGAATCAACCTCTTCAAAACCTTCTAAGTCTAAATTAACATGACACTCTAATAAAGTATAAATTGGTTCGTTCTTTCCAGTTTTTTTACTGCCTTCAAGGTCACGTTCTTTTTTTTCTAATTCATTTTTTTCAACATTGCCAGGTGGTCCTAACTCTACATCTCTATAAAAACCATTGACTTGTTGTTTTCGTAATTCATTTTCAGATATTTTAATTGTATGAATAATCGCTTCCGCATCATCTAATGAGGTAGCTGTATACGGAACGATTAATTCATCTGCTGGAACAAACTTAGATACAGCTCGCCCCATGCCTACATCATAATAAACTTTTTTAAATGTAGAACCTGCAAGTGGTAAATGAAATAACATCGAGTCAAACTCTGCCTCGTACTCTTTCATCTGATCCATAATAAGATAATTCATAAAATCTTTAACACGTGTTGCTTGTTGTTCTGTCTGTGGATTCTTAATACCTATAACTTGTGTTCTTACTGGTCCATCTGCTGGTAATAATTCTTTGTATGCTTGTGCTTGAAACTGTGTGACTGCCTCTGCCATAACTGGATGTGTTGCACCTGAAGCTCCTTGAAATGGCTCTGTTCTATTCTCGTATTTAAATCCTAAAAGATCTAAACCTTGTATGTATCCTTGCTCCCATTCTTTTCGTGAGCTTTTGTAATCCATGTAATTTTGAACCATCTCATTTCCAATTGGTTCTAAAACATCATCTGGTAAAAGTTCTGCAAGATTATCAAAATGTGATTCTGTTCCTGGCACATTAATTGCACCTGGTTCATAGTCTAATGTTACACCACCGTCTTCTTCTGGGATGACCTCGATTGGTCCTTTTTCTTTTACTGGTTCCTGAACAGCAACATCTTGAATCTCTTCTTGTGAAGGGATCTCTTCTTTGTTTCTAGTGTTCGGGAGTCCTTTGTCTATTTCTGCCATTTAATACTCCTATAGTTTCTTAACACGTTTTAACAGACCTGGCAACCCTTGTGAGTTAGGGCCAGATGCTGGTGGGGGTCCTGAATCTACACCAGCTAGTTTAGCTATACCACCTCCTGCAGCCATGAAAGGATCACTTAAATCAAACTGCATAGTTCTACCTTGTTTTCTAATATCATACTGACGTTGTAACTCTTGTTCTGCATCTTTACTTTTTTTAATGTTTTCAAAATAAGCTTTTGTGTAATCACCTGTTTGTTTAAAGGCATCTGTTTTTTCTAATTGTTGTAAAGCATTTTCATATTGATCATTTGCTATGTTAATTTTACCTTGACTTCTTATTCTTTGACCTCTGGTTCCTTTTTGTAATCGTTCTAAATTTGTTAATCTTTCTCCAATTTTTTCTATATTCTCTCCAGCACCATACTCTGGATATATTTTTTTTAATTCATCGGTGGTAAGTTTTTGGTCTAACAAACCTAAAGACAGAGCACTTTTAGCTATATCAATTCCCGGTCTTCCTCTCGCATAATCATACGCTGCAAATGGCGCTGCAAACAACCCCTCTATAGCCAAGGCACCTGGGCCTAAAACATTTTTTAATGCTCTTGCACCTGAAGTTGTTTTTCTTATTGCTTGATAATTTGCTCTATCAGCTAGCGTTAAATTTTTTGGATCTGTTGTTTGTAATTTTTGTATACCTTTGAAAGCACATATATTTAAATTTTGCCCTTCAAAAAATCCGATACGACCACCCATGGCTTTACCACAACCAATCGCTGCTAGTCGTTTCAGGGCTGCCACATCAAAATTTTTTACATTCTGTTTTGCTAGCTCTACGTTCTCTAAAAACAATTTACTTTTTCTAATATTCGCCTTATCAATCTCACTAATCTCTCCAGAGTCTACTTGTCTTTGATAAAAAGGTTTTAGAGTTCCTTCTTTATTTATGTATTGTCTAATAAAGTCTCTAGTTTCTTTTTCTGTCATGTTAGGAAAAAGATCAAATTGATCCATAGACATTGCTTTTCTTGTGCTCTCTCCAAAAACTGTTCCATCACTTAGTGTAGGAGTTTTAAAACCACCGGACTGAAAATGATAATCAGTTAATAATCTATCTTGTATGTCTAATAATCTTCTTTTCTCTTTAGGGGATATGTTAGATTTTTTAATTTTTTCAATTTCATTCTCTGCTACACTTATTTTGTAATCTAGATCTGTAAATATTTCTTTTGCACCTTTAACGCCCTCTTGCCCAGCCATTCCTACATTTATCTCTTCAGGGGTGTAAATTATACTACTAGGTGTAATTTTTCTTGTTTTAATATCCCCAGCATGTCCTTTTTGAATACCTGATCCTCTATCACCAGTTAAAAAATCCTCAACTCCCCCTTGAGCTTTGATAAAATCTCTTCTAGTAGCTTTGGTTATTTTTTCTTTTTCTGGATCGGCTGGTTTAATATTTAAGGGATTTTCTTTTCTAAACTGGTCTCTAACTTTTATGGCTTTTTTTAAAGTGGGTATGTTTGAAAAACCAGATCTTGTTGTAGCAGCTGTTGTTGCTTTTTTATCCTGTCGTGTAATACGAACACCATACGTTCTAAATTTTTTACCTGTTTTTTTATCTCTATAATCTGTGTAAGTTATATTTTTATAGTTTGGTAAACCTCTAAAACCAAGTGCGTTTGTAGTGGGAATTTTTAATCTTTTTGCGTTTTCTTTACGAGTTAAATTTTCAAACCGTAAATCTGTTCTTGTTGAAGGTCCCTTTTTTTTAACTATATCTTTAAGAGGTTTGCTTAGTTTAAATTCTTCACCTGCTATGCCTTTGTCCATGGCGTTTATAGCATTGGTAACTGTAGTCCGTTTTAATTTTAATTTTTTTGCAATTGAAACAGCAGTCTCACCTGCCTCTGTTAGATCTTTTATTTGTTTACCATGAGATTCAACCACTCGTTCACCTGCATAAAACCCGATCCGTCCACCACGAGCCATGGCTGGTCGTGTGAGATATCCCATCATCTGTGAGTAATCTTTTGG